AATTCCGTATCCACATTCTTCAATTATTGAATTATTAAATGTGTTGTGTACAACATCATCGTCACTTGATACAGCATATGAAAAATTAGAAACTTTGATCTTTTCAAATGTGTTGTCTTTTGAAGGCCATAATATAGAAGTGAAAGGCGGAATCACATCAAGTGTGCCGCTTATTTTAATACCAATTTGAGTTGCTACCATCGATGCACCTAGGTCCTGTGTCCATGGACCCTTAACATTTATATCTGTGAATGAACTGTTTTTACAACTTGCTAACACTAATCCGGGCTGTGTGGTATTACTGTTTAAAGTTAAACCTTTCAATTCAATATTAGTTGCCTGATTTAATTCAGATGTTTGTGCCGCAATGCCCTCACCGTTAATTGTTTCCAACACAGGAAATACACCTGTTTGGTTAATCACAGTTTTGTCACTACCATCTCCAATGATTGAAGCATATGGTGGTAATTTCAAACTGTTTGTAATTTTGTATAAGCCTGCAGATAATTTTAATGCAATTCTTTTTTTGTAGGTGTCTGCATCTGGTGAACTACTCCAAGGAAGAAACAGTTGATCTATTGCTCTTTGTAATGCTAGAGTATCATCAGTTGATCCATCACCTGTTGCGCCAAACGATTTGGCATCAATATTGTCATCCAGTCTGTTTTGTAAACTTCTTTTGATAGGAGTTGCTGACGTAACTCCTGTTTGTATATTTGAACCATTACGGTAAGTGTATTGATCACTCAATGTAAACAAGTTGTCGTGTTCTGTTAATACTTTAGAATTACCTACTGCTGGTGCACCTTCAGACACAGCACCATTACCTATGTAAAGTTCTTGTGTGTCCACTGCCCAACCAAGTTCTCCACCTGCAAGTTGGGGTAATCCAGAACCTAGGTTCTTTCTACCTCTTCGTATTTGAATTCTTGATATCGATACAATTGCCAATGTTTTTCTCCTGCTGTGTGTATTTATCGAGTGTGATGGTATAATTGATGTTGATTTAAACTGTGTGTTTAATATAGTACTCTTCTACTCTACGCCACCACTGATCTTTGTATTTGTTGTAATTTAAGGGTGTTATATCAAATTGCTGGTACGTTAGATCCCTAGCACACATGAATACATGTCCTTCTTTGATGTCTGTGCCGTATGTTTCGTTGTGTGCTTCAGCATATGCCACCAACTGTAAAAAATAATCCCCAATCCATTCTAACTTTTTAGGCTTGTTTGTCTGTTTAAAGTCAATGATGCAAGGTGCTCCTTTGTATTCTCCTACACAGTCTGTGGTACCTGCATATATTTTTGGGAAATATAATCCAATCTCTGAACCCCAAATTTCATTCATATCCACCAATGCATTTTTATGAACAACTTGCGCCATTTTAAATGCCTGCTGAGCATACGGATTAGATCCTGGAGAGGTCCAATCGCCCAACTCAATATAATCTTCAAGATATTTGTGCATTCTAGTTCCAATGCCCGAGGCTTCTTTAGTGATACGTACAGCATTTTGTTCACCAACTCTTTTGCGCCATTCAATAAGATGTGATTTGTCTTTGGTTGCGTCCAGTATCGTGGTAACTGATGCCACAGCATTGCCGTCTGGACATTGGTAAACTCTCTTGCCATTTAAAGATGATCGTGATAATTTCTTATAATCTATTTTGTTTGTAATTAAAGTCATTAATTTTCATTGTTGTTATTTTCTGTAGACAGTCTATCCAACTCATCTAACATATCATCCTGTGTTGGACCGTCCCATGGATTGTAATCGTAATAAGGTTTAGTTGTACTGTTAGGATCATCTTCACCAACAACCTGTTTTACTTCAGGCACATAATGTTTCATTGTTGACTCTATACCTTTCTGCAGAGTGGCAGTACTACCTGCACAACCTGAACAGGCACCTTTCATCAACATGGTTAATTTTCCTGTATCAACATCGAACTCTTTTGCTTCAACTTGACCTCCGTGAGATTCAACTTGAGACTTGATATATTTTTCAATTACGGATTCGATGTCATGAAGTATTTGTTCTTTGGTTCTATCCATGTCTTAATATTATAATACTATTGGTGAAAAGTCAAGTATTAAGTGCGTTTTTTGGTTGCTCTCTTTGCCATTGTGTTTAAACCAGCAGAGCGATCACCTTTTTTTGTAGGAATGTTTGGTTCTTCAGCATCAGTATCAAGAGTGATGCCTGACTTATCGAAAGTTTTAATCATTTTTTTGATTGAAGAACTTTTATTGTAGAGATTTTTAAAACTGTCGTGATTGATTGAGAAGCCTCCGACATTAGTCATTATGTTGTTCAACGCATCAAAACTCAAATATGCTTTTTGATCACGTGAATCAGCACTGCTGATTAAATTTCTAAGAACTTGAATTAACTCTGTGTCAGAGGCTTCAGAAATTAAGCCTTTTTTTTTGACTTTGTTGAAAGTGTTTCTGCTAGTCTTCTAGACATCTGAATGAATGATTCTCTTTTACTTCTGTCTGCTGGTTCCTCGCCGCCTGTTGCAGGTTCGCTTGCCGAAAAATCATCTGTTTGATCTGGCATATCTGCATCATCATCTGTTGTAGGTTCCATTGCTGGTTCTTCACTGTCGCTATCCGCACCAATTGTATCTGGTGCTTGTTCGCCTGTCAGAATGGCTACGCCACCTGTTAGTGCTTCTCTTGTTGCTTCAAGTGAAGTGTATAAAGATTCTAAACTTGGCTTCACTGAATTTGTAAATGCTTCTGATTTTTCCACGCCCATTTCATCTCTAATAGCGTCTGCTAATTCTAACATAGTTTCAGTCTGCATAGATGCTGTGTTTTCCATCCAACCCGTAACTTTATCAACCATGTCTTTGGATGCCATTACTAATTGAGCAGATTCTTCTGCACCTTCTTTGACTGCTGTCTTTTTGTCTTTGATTGCTTTTTTCATAGGTTCTTTTTTATCACCATCTTTGTCCACGTCTAGGAAGTCTGGCTTTGATTTTTCGTTCATTGTGTTTGCTAATAATTCTTCTGCATCTTGCAGTGTAAATTCTTTATCGCCTACTTTGAATTTATCACCTGCTTTCATGCCTGCCGCTTTGGCTTTTTGTACTGCCTGTGCAAATTGATTACCTTCATTTGATTTTTCAATTTCTGCTCCAGTATCGTCGAAATCTTGTTCTACTTTTTGTTTTGCATAATGTAAAGCAGATGATTCGTCACCTTGTGCTGTTGCTTGTCTTTTTTCTATGTCAGCAATAACAGCCTGCTTGTTCATTTTTAATGCTTCTTTGTCCATGTCAATGTAGTCACCAATTATTTCATCTGCTTGGACTAAAATATCGTTTTGTAATTTTGCTTCTACTGTTCTGTCGTTGATGGCAGAATCTATTACGTCTAAAAACATTTTTTGCTTATGGTAGTCTTCGTTGTGACTTAACCCATCAAAGGACTCATTTTGTTCTAGATTCGCAATCTTGTCTAACACACTTGTACGAGCAGTTTCTAACTGTGCATCTGTGAATTGTTCTAGTTTGATTGCTGATCCAAACACTTTTGACAGTCTATCGTTTAACTGTTCAGTTGTTGCTTGGTGTCTAAATTGCTCTATTTTCATTAATGTGTTCCTTTGTTAATTTATTTATCAAATATGTAGTCGTCCAGGGTGTCTCTTAACTTGAGTAAATCTTCCCATGCAATATCGTATCGTATTTTAGCAGATTCTCGCTTGATATCATCATCGGTTCTGGCTATTGTGTGCTTGTAAAACACACATTCATTGTATTTGTGGTGTATTCGATCATCTGTGGATCCTATGTATTGTAAACTGTCCTGCTTGTTTTGGGACATCTGCCTTGCCATAGCCAGTGCCGCTGTTTTTGTGAATGTTGTGGTAACCTGTTTATGGTTTTTTATATCGTACAACAAAAATCCCATGCTGTTTTCACGTACCACAAAGTTTTTGATACGCAGACTGTTGCCGTGCTGAATGGGTAGGCACATCTGCTCTGCTTGTTGGTCTATGAATAATTTAAGTTTTTTAGATAGTTTCTGTAGATCCATTTGCAACCACCAATGTTTTATTGCCACGTTCAATGCGACGTACTAAACTCTTGTTAATAAGATTTCGAATCACTTCTTGTTCTCTTTCTAAAAAATTATCCATATTTGTCATTTCTTTTAGTTTATCCAATATGTGTTGTTCTTCATTGGAAGTTTGAATTACAAAATCTTGTACAAGTTCGTTTATTTTCATTATTGTGTTGCTTTTTGTCTACGTTGTAGATTAGTGATCACAGGATCTAATTCTTTTTTATTCACTGTGATTGATTGAGGTGCTTGAGCTGACGGAGTTTTGGTTTTCATTGTGACTTGATCACCTTGGACTCTGTCCACTTCATAATCTGTTTCTTTGTTTGATGCTGTAGGCATTGGCACAGTGTTACCTGGTTTGATCAAATTTTGATCAGCCTGCCTATTGGCTCGACTTAATGGTGCTTTTATTGATGTATTCTTTATTGGACCTTTGGGTAAACTGTTTGGAGGTATAGGTGCTCCTGTCTTTTGCTGACTGCCCAATGTGTTCAGTGTTTTTTGTAGGTACGGCGTTTCTGTGATATCTTTTATCTTCATGTGCTGATTGCTTTCCTTTTTCCGCCACCGCTTCTTCTGAATGTTTTTCTACTGACACTTCTTCTGTTTGGTCTGTTTCTTGATGTACTGGGTCTATTCAGTTTGCCTAGTCTAATACTTGCTCCAGCAGTTTTCTTTGTTCTAGTTCTCTTAATTTTCATTGTGGATCCAAATCTTGCTTTGGCTTTTTTGATTGCCATCACAGATGACATTTTTTTAGGCTGTGTACACACAGAAGGTTTACTGACCACACGACCTTTTCTAGGTCCTGCTGTGCATCTGTACTTTCTAACCATTTGACCTGCTTTGGTACGTGACCAAATCTGAACAACTGATTCTGTAATTATTTCTGTAATTTTCATGCTTTACCCTGTCTAGTATGAATATTTAGCAGTTATGGGGGGTGTTTGAATTAACCTGGAAATTTTAACAACATCACAACTATTGTGGATAGCAGTCCAGCAACTATTGTGCCTGTAGCACCAATAATCACTTTCACCATGCTCTTGTTGCCCTGACTCATGTCGGCATGGATATCCTCTACCTTTGACTCAATTTTGTCCAAACGAGTTTCAAGGTTTTTATATCTTTGTTCACACAAATCAACGTGTGCTTCTAAATTTTGTTTCTCTAGATCTGTAGCCATTTTCTCTCTCTTCCTGTTATTATATCAATTGTGTTTCTCTTGGAAGATGCCTTTATGCTATGCCTCAATAAGCCTTATACATGTATTTATAACAAGTTAATATTAGTTATCTAACTGTTTAATGAACATGATGTTGGTATGGTCCGTGTCCATGGTTCTGAACACACCTGTTTTGATATTGACAGATTCATCCAGTCCAATCAACATGGGTACCAAATCAAAGTCTTCTTGCAGTGTGTTAATGCTCACAGCGTCAGGAAAGTCAGGTTCAACTATCACTGTCCACACCATGTGTTCTCCCTGATAGTTGTCGCCAAATATCAAATTGGTGATGTCTTGTCGTTCTGCTGAGGGTCCGGAAACAATGTTCATATTGGATCGCAGTTGCAACGAATTTTCAAATGACATGTAGTTGCTGAATTGATCAATTGTCTTACTGTCTCTGTTACGATCACGACGAGCTCCAGTTTTTGTTATATCTAATAATGATAAAATTTTGTATCTCATATGCTGTTGTTCCTAGCATACGTACTTATAAGTCACAAAAAAAGAGCGTCCAGTTTCCTGAACGCTCTTTCAGTTATTCAATTAAGAATTATGCTCTGTCTATGTATTCAGCAATTAAAGTTGCTGTGATACCAGTTGAACCTGTACCAAAGTCAGCCGCCATTGTTGCCGCGCCTGTGCCTTGGATTGCTACTTGTACTGCATCAGTTGTTCCACTTGTGAATACACCTGATTCAGTTAGTACTGAAACACCTGCTACTGTGTGTGCATCGTTAGTGCCTGCCACGTCACCTGCTGTAAGGTATAAGATTGCCGCATCTAGTTCTGTTTGTGTCATGTTTGTTTTTGCAAGGTTGATGATTCTAGTTCTAGGACCAACTCCGTTGCCTGCTTTTGCTATTGCTGTGTTTGTTAATGATGCCATTATTTTTCTCCTGTTTTCTTGTTAATGACACACTTCGCTCCGAAGTGTATATGCAAGTATTTATAAGGTTTTGGTAATAATTGTGTGATACTATATTATTTACGGCTCTTTTTGGCTCTAGATTGCAGTGCTTTTAGCACACTCACGTATGCTGGTCCGGCTTTCACAATATCATCTATCAGTTGAATTGCTGGTAGATATGCCTGCACAATCGCAGAAGGTATTGATTTGCCTGACAGTGCTGAATCTATAAAACGTTTCACTGCCACAAGATTTTTGCCACCCATGATGTATCTGTACAGTGCAAGGTCTTTGCCTTGAGTACTCACATCTGGCACACTCACTTTTGGTTCAGCATCATTCACTCTGCCTGTTTCAAGATTTCTGTCTGAGGCTAATTTTTCCAAATGCTCTATGCTGTCTGAACTTCTCAATTTGGCTCTGGCGGCATGAAGCAGTCTTGTGACTAGATTTTGTTTGTCACGTGTAGACAGTGTGCTGAATTGAAATAGACTTCTTCTGATTGACTTGTAGTCTGTGTTTTGTATGTTGAGTCCTGATTCAATATTTAAAAACACCTGCATGATACTGGGTGCTATCAATCCCTGTTGTAATGCTGACAAATATCTATTGAATGCCATTGTGGGGAATCTGGTTTTCTTTCTCATTGCTTTGGCACTGTCTGGATTTTTTAATTTGTTCATTGCTTCTTCGTCACCTGTGACAAAATACACAAAGTTGTATAGGTCTGTGGAATACATTCTGAATCTATCGTAGTTTGAATGTTTTGTGTCTCCGGAATACTTGGAAGCCAACTGTCTGTATGTGGGATATTGATTCAACAGTTGCAGTATCAACAGTGTGATATACAATCTTTCAGCACAATCTGTGTAGGTAAGAACTTTATGATCTTTTGAGTCACGAGTCATTCGTGCTTCAAACAGTGAACTTAGAAAGTCCAGTGAAGTGTCAGTTTGTGTTGATAGTTTTGTCGTCATAATTGAAACGGACAAATCCTCTGTCTTAGTTTTCGTATTTGGTGTATGGACTAGGTTCTGTTTTTTCTGGATTATACGTAGAAAGAAACAACTCTACCATGTCATCTGCTTGTAAATACTTTTCAAGTGTTTGACTTTGTTGAAGATCTTTTGTAAAATTTGCTTTAATATTAGGTTTAACACTAGGTGTAGTTAACAATCTTCTCAACACTGTGGCTTGTTTAAATGTTACTTTAAATTTTTTACCATCATCTGTTATCACTGTGTCTAACGGATTTGGATTGCCTCTACTGTCTAATATTTTACCCAATTGATGAAATATAGGATCCTGTTTGAACTCTTGATCCATACCTGCATTTGGATCATCTGCTGGATCTATGTCTCTAAATTCTCTAATAAATTCTTTTGCTTTCATTTTGTTCTCCCTATCTATTTATCGCTCTGTTGGCTTTCGTGAAGCCAGAACGTTTCACTAATTTAATATTACCCTCTGGAGAGCCTAAAACATAGCCTTCGCCACCTGGTTTGTTGTTGATTGTTGCTGTTATATCGCCTTGTGCTTGATCCAACTGATTGATGATTGAATCTTTGACTTTCATTATTCCGCCAACCAAAATCCACAGTTTGCTGAATGCTTGTATGTTTGCTGTTACATATTCTTTAATTTTAATTCTTTTGGGTTGGCTCACAGCACTTGCCGCCAACCATCTCAAAAAGTCTTCACCCAATCTGTTTAATCCTGTGTCCACTTTGCTGTTGGTGTAGGTGTACAAAATGTTGGGTAGATCAGTCAGTTTCATTTCTGCTATCTTGTTCTTGTTCAACAGTTTGTCTATTTCTGCTCCACTGTTGGAGAGTAGCGATTTTAATTGATCCAACCCTTTTACTTGTATTGGATCTTTCTTATTGAGTGTGGTAGGTGGTATTGCCAACACACTGCCTTGAATCATATCTAAATCATTAATAGGTAATACTTTACCGTCTTCAGTCATTTTGTGGTGCACAACAACACCCACACTGCTGTTGGCAATCTGTTGTCCTATCTCGCTGTTAACATCCACTGCATACTGAACCACATTGGGTTTGAACATAAATTTGTCGCCTGCTTTTTTAGGAGTTTGAAAATACAACATGTCTCCAACAAAATATCCTTGAATGTTTTCAGGCACTGCTTGTTGCACAGTATCAAACACTGATGCCATTTTAGAAGCATACTGTGCCTGTGCTTTCTTTTTTGTAGGATCTTTTCCTCTTCCCACAATAGCACTTTTTAAGTCTGCTGAGTTGGTTGCTCTACCGTCATAACCTTTTGCCACAAAGCCTGACTTGTCTGTAAAAATAAATTCTCCATTAGGATTTCTGCCAAACACCACAGCAGGTGAACCGTCCCATTTAATTGTGAGTGACTGTGTGCTTTTGCTTAATGATTGTAATTGTTCAATTGCTCTTATGGCTCCTCTAGAACCTTCCCAGAAAATTAAATCTTCTGCATGTTGAATTCTTGATTCTTTGAGAGCGACATTCTTTTTGTCAACTTCTTTAAATTCTACTAGTCTCATATTTTAATTTTGTTTAATAATGTTCTGTACCAACCAATTGGGTCTTTGATACTTTCTGGCAATGTCTTACCCATTTTAGCAAATGAATCTTTTACATCAGCAACCAACGTATCATAATCTGATCTATTTTTTATTTTTGCATGAATAGATTCCACTGTGTTTAAATCATTTGCAGTTGCACCTTTGCCTAACAACAGTTCAGCAATCTTGCTGGGATCTTTAGTGATGGGTTCATTTGTGTCTCTGTTTAATAATCCTGCTTTGTGACTCCATTTGAATCCAAGTGGTTTGGCAATTGATGCCATCATCACGTGTCTGTCTGCACCCTTGTATGGTGAGCCAGGTTGTCCACCTTGAAGACTCCAACGCATCCAGTCTGGATCTCCAAACATTAAATCTGATTGAACATATCCATTCTTCGCACTGCCTCTGATAGGAGTTTTAAAATGAACACTGATGCCACTCTTCTTTACCCACAGTTTAGGATCTTGTTTGTTCTTTATAGCCCATTGTGTTAATGTGTCTGCCAACTGATCTTTTGAAATTTTGCTTTGATCCACTGCTACATCTAAGTCACCTGATGTGGGTGCTTTGCCTGTGGTGCCCAACATATTACTTTGTAGGTCTAATCCTGTGATTTTTTCCAACCAGGCAAGTGTGGGAGCCACATCTGCTTGATTAATTCGTTGAGTGGCTAATTGTCCATTAGGATCTTTGAACACATTACCGCCTTCTTTAAGAATTGTCATCTAATTTTTTGCTTTCAATTATCTTCTTCACACCCACTTGAAACTTTTTGGCTTCTTTGTTACGAATACTGTTTAAAAATCTTCTCTCCAGTTCTTGTGCTGTGTCCTCTGGATAATTTTCTTTTATAGTATTGAGCAGATTGACAGCACTTTCAATGATGTTTGAGCCTGTGGTCTCAATAAAGGCTTCAACATTGTTAATTCTGCCAATGTTTCTTAATTCGTCTAATATGCTTCTGGTATGTTTTTTCATAGTTCTAGCCTGCTTTTTAGTATTTACCGATTAAATCCTGATATTAAACTGTGCAGTCACAGTATAGCAGGTGTATTTTTGGTTGTCAATCTTTTAATTCCTAGTGTACAATTGCCTATAAATACACACATAATGACACAGTTCTTTAAATTAGTAGCAGAGCTAGGATTACCAATTGCCGCCACGGTGGGAATGGGTGTGTTCATACTGTTCATTATAAAATACATCCTGAATGGCATAGTAAACTCCATCAAGTTCATCGAGAGTGTGATCTCA